TAACACAGCTCAGTAATGCTTTACTTCATAACTGAAAACTACCTCAAGACCAACACACCCATCACAGCCAATGTGGATGTAACGGATGTGACACCATACATAGCTACTCAGAGTGCTCTAAGGATACAGCCTATCCTTGGCACCACATTCTACAACCATCTGCTCACTGCATACAATGCTCAGACCTTGACCAATGATGAAATAACCCTGGTTGAATTTATTCAGCCGGTCATTGCATGGAGGTCAGCAGAGGATGCTGTGTTTGGATTAAGCTATCAGTTGAAAAACAAAGGTCTTCAGACTCAAAACGGCGACTACTCAGCAAGCGTATCACGTGGTGAGGTAGCCTTTGGCATGGAGCACTATGCACAGAAGGCATCATTCTTTGAGCAGAGGCTGATCAGATGGCTATTGGCTAACAAAAATCTATTTCCAATTTTCATATCAGCACTCAATACAGATACTGACCTACGGCCTATGTTCGCCACTTGCCAGTGCATCACTCCTTGGCAGTTGACTTGCACAGGGATGTGCGGTAACTTCCGTGAAAATGGGTACAATAACAGCATTCTAATTCTGTGAAAACACAGCTATCCATATTATTTTCAGCGTTTCAATCTAAATGGCCCATATATATTAGCATGGTTAGTGCATTTTTTACACCCATTTGGGGGCTGATGTTCCTGATAGGGTTCGCAATTGGTATGGATACCGTTACAGGCATATGGAAAGCACGTAAGAAAAAGGAAAAAATCAGTTCACGCAGGTTGTCTGCTGTGATATCTAAGATGTTACTCTATGAGGTAACCGTGATTTTATTCTATCTCATTGACTATTTTATCCTTAATGATATAGTGTTGACATTTTTTTCTGTACCTTTAATGCTCACAAAGATATTATCATTGATCCTGGTATCCATTGAAGTGGTATCAATCAATGAAAATTACAAGGCAGTAAAGGGCCTCGACCTATGGCAGGCAATGAAGAACCTATTCGCAAGAGCTAAGGAAATCAAAAAGGACACGGATGAAATTAGACACAACCAAGATATTACAGGCACGCCTATCTGACAATCAATACTTTCCTGAGGAGTCTAAGAAAACACAGATCTACCTGCACCATACAGCAGGCAACGGTGATGCTGTAGCCGTATCACGATGGTGGCAAAGCAATTCTGAGAGGATAGCTACTGCTTTTGTCATAGGTAACAAGGGTACAATAGTGCAATGCTTCAGCTCGAAGCACTGGGCATACCACCTTGGCATAGATAACCAGGACTTTGCACCTCATGGGGTGAGATATCAGAACCTCAACAAGCTATCTGTAGGCATTGAGGTATGCAACTGGGGCCCATTAAAGCAGGTCAATGGAAAGTACATGAATTATGTGAAGGGTATTATTGACCCATCAGAGGTCACTATCCTGGATAAGCCCTTCAAAGGTCATGTGCTGTGGCATAAATATACCGATGCACAGATTGAAAGCACCCGGCAGTTATTGGTGTACCTGTGTGAGACCTACAACATACCCAAGGCATACAGAAAAGAGATATTTGCCATTGATACGGAAGCCTTCAAAGGCACTCCAGGGATCTACACACATAACAGTGTACGAAAAGATAAGAGTGATATCTACCCATGCCCTCGAATGATAGCAATGTTACAAGCATTATGAGATATATCCTACCATTATTGATACTGATCGTATCCTGTTCAGCTCCTAAGCGAGCTCAATGGCATTATAAAAGAGCCATGGCTAATGGTCTCAAGGTTGAGGTGGGTAGTGACACTATCCGGATCGCTACCATTGACAGTATCCCTGTTATTAAGAATGACACCATAGTGTGGGAGAAAATTATTGCGTATCGTGATACGGTTATACAGCATGATATAGTGACGATCCCTAAAACGAGGTGGCAGACCAAGGTAGAAATGAGGGAGAGAATAAAGATAGAGAAAATCAAAGGAGATACCATTGTAAAGAAAGCCAAGGCAGAGCAGAAAGTCACCTACATTACCAGGTGGTGGCCGTTTTGGTTAGGCTTATCCATACCCTTTGTGCTTCGATTGGCATGGTCAGCACTACTCAGTAAACTCAACAGATGAGGAAACGTTTATTTTATGACATTGAGACCTCCTTCAATGTCGGTATATTCTGGCGGACAGGATATAACCTAACCATCAACCCGGGTGATATCATCCATGAGAGGGCTATTATTTGCATCTGCTATAAATGGGAAGGTGAGGATGAAATACATAGCTTAACATGGTCCAAGAGCCAATGCGACAAGGCCATGCTCAAGGAGTTCATTAAAGTAATGGCTCAAGCCGATGAGATAGTGGCCCACAATGGTGATAAGTTTGACCTCAAATGGGTGCGAACAAGAGCCTTATTCCATGGCATTGATGTAATGCCAAACGTTAAGACTATTGATACCCTTAAATGGGCTAAAAAATACTTTAATTTTAACAGCAACAAGCTCGACTACATTGCCAAACTGCTCAAGGTAGGGGCTAAGATGGATACAGGAGGGCTTGACTTGTGGAAGGATATCGTATTTAGAAAGGACCAGAAGGCCCTGGATAAAATGGTAGCCTATTGTAAGATGGATGTGAAGGTGCTTGAGGCGGTATTCAATAAGCTCAACAGCTATGCAACCCCTCAACATAACTATGCAGTGCAAAATGGAGGTGAAAAGTATGAATGTCCTGAGTGTGGTAGCATCAATTACGCATACAATAAAAAGGTAGTTACTGCTGCAGGCACCGTACACCATTGGCTAAAGTGCAAAGAGTGTAAAAAACACAACAAAATAAATCATCAGGTATTCACTAAGTACCAGGAGTACATCTACAAGCGTAAGAAAAACATCTCTTAAGTTAATAATTTAACCGTTTTTCACCACCTTTAAGTTAATTTCCTTATTTAGAATCATTCTAAATTTCGTTGATAATTTGTCAACATTGAAACTATTTGTATATTTGTCAAGTATTAACAATTAAACATTTAGTTATGACAGAAATTATCCTTGAAATGGAGCAGGAGCTCCGAGATGAAATGCAAGAAATGATTGATGCCTTCGGTCCAAGTGATCCAGGCACCGTATATGCAGCCACAAAGTGGGCTGTGATGGCAGATTTATTAACCCGATTAAAACTTGAGCCCAATGATTAGAGAATTTCTACTAAGCAGCGTGTTGCTGATTGCTTCCCCATTCGTATTGTATTACCTTTTAAAACTTGTATTATGTTAGGAAATTTGAAAGAAGGAATTTTTTATGTTTTTGAGAACGGCAAAGAGGCCGTAGGTGATCATGTCATTACATCCGTTGAAATATGTAACGGTGATATCTGTGATGTGTACATTGACCTTGACATCAATGGCTATTTAGATGGCACCCGGTGTGAATTAACAGATAGAGAAATTGAAGAGGTGCGTGATGCTGTACGTGATGAGCTACTGGCTAATAGCTATGAGTATGATTTACATCTGCATTTCTCTGAGGAGCAGGATAGGATGCTGAAATATGAGCAGGATTTAGATTACTTTTTTTATACACGAGAGCTATGACATTAGGAGATCAAGTTTATTGGTGGTTTCACGGCGGTGGTTCCATTGCCAAAAGCGGACACTTTAATTGGAAGCATTACTGCAAAGTGATGCAAGCTAAAAACGAAATTTACAAATCATGTACAGATTACGATACTACATCCATACCCAACTCATCCGAGAATGGGTGTTCAACAGCAGAGGACTATGCAATTGGAAAAAGAGAGAGCTCCTCATGTCAGGAGATTGTCGAATGGGACACTTTAAAATTGAACGAGCATGATTAAGGTAGGCAGTGACTTCAGTGGAGTGGGTGCTTTCAATCAAGCACTCAACCGATTAGGGATAAATTACGAGGAAGTGTTTGCCTGTGACATGGATAAGTATGCGAGGCAGACGTTTATCCATAACTATGGTGAGCCAAGGTACTACCCTACCAATGTATACTACCGTAATATACCTGAGAAAAGTCTTGACATCTACATGACTTCACCCCCATGTCAAGCGTTCTCTTTGGCAGGAAAAAGGTTAGGGAAAACAGATAACAGAGGAGTATTGTTTTTCAATTCTCATGAGTTTATTGAGAAGAACAAACCTCGCTTTTTTATCTTTGAGAATGTAAAAGGGTTGCTATCGGATGATAATGGAAAAACATTCCAAGAATGGGTGAATATGTTAGGAGGTAAGTCAGTCAATGGTAGCCCTGTAATGTTCCCTCATGAGTATTCAGTGCCTTATCATTTATATTGGAAGGTATTAAATGCTAAAGAGCATGGAGTACCACAAAACAGAGAGAGGGTGTTTTTGGTAGGTATACGTGATGACCAGGATAATCTATTTAGATGGCCCATTGAAGAGCATTTAACTAAGAGGTTAAAGGATGTACTGGAGGATGATGTGGATGGTAAGTATTTTTTGAGTGAGAAAATTATAAAAGGATTTTTAAATAAAAAAGATGCAGAAAACTTTCCTTTTTTACCAAAGGATGAAAACGACATTTCACAATGTTTAACTGCAAGATATTTTAAAATGGGTGCAACAGACCCATATATTAAAATCAAATCCGCAACCGCGAAAGGTTACGAAGAGGCAACCGAAGGAGATAGCATAAATTTCTCAGTTCCTAACAGTGAAACGAGGAGAGGCAGAGTAGGAAAGGGAGTGGCTCAAACATTAGATACTGCTTGCAATCAGGGAACAATCATAGGAGGTAAATGGAATGATTTCAAAAATGAATTAGGAGATAAAAAAGGTTTTGAGCCAATATCTGATGGGTGCTCACCTACATTATTAGCACGAGCAAGGAATGACGGATCAGGAATGGCTGCAGTAAGTGATGGATTAAAAATCAGA